CTGGCGAGGCGGCGTGTGGCGCGGCGGCGTCTGGTGCGGCGGCGAGTGGCGCGGCGGCGTCTGGCGAGGCGGCATCTGGCGAGGCGGCGAGTGGCGCGGCGGCACCTGGCGAGGCGGCATCTGGCGATGCGGCGAGTGGCGCGGCGGTGTCTGGCGAGGCGGTGTCTGGCGAGGCGGCGAGTGGCGCAGCGGCGTCTGGCGAACCGGCGAGTGGTGCGGCGGCGTCTGGCACGACGGTGTCTGGCACGACGGTGTCTGGTGGGGCGGCATCTGGCGAGGCGGAATGCGATGACGCTCCGCTTAATCCTCACAGACCTAGCCCGGCAGCCCGCCGTCAAGACGAAGATCGGGCTCGTCCCGATCTGCGGAAAGCGCCTAGCGTACCTCCTCCAAGCACTTCCCCGGGACTACTCCGTTGAGCTCTCTGCGGACCAGACGCGTCTGCTCTTCGAGTGGCAGACTCCCCAGCGCCGAGGGGCGCTATCCCTTCGCGCAATCGCCTCCCCGGACTGGGGCGACGGGGTGCTCGCGGCCCTGCAATACGTGCGGGGTGTGCTTGAAGCGCAGTCCCTCGGGATGCGCCTGGACTGGCGCGCGAATGACCTTCGAAAAGATCTCTGGGGTCCCGTGCGAGGAGTCCTCGGGGAGAAACGCTACGCCACGCAGACCGCCGCGGAGACCGCGGACGCGCTGGTCGCGTGGGGCTGGCGCAATTACTGAGCAGCGTCGGCGCGCTTACGAACCGAAACGCGATTACAACTGGAACCCCTCTGCATTACCGGACGTCGAAAGCGCGCCCTACGAGCCGCACCGGAGCGCGGAGGAGCTGCGCCTGATTGGGGAGCTACCTCACGGGCGGCTGTAGGTGGGTGTCCTACCTATTTGCGTGGCGGTGTCGTATAATCCTTGCGCCCGTACACGGCGGGCGCACAATAAACATATAGACCGGGGCATGAAGCCCCGAGAGAAAGGCAACCCATGACACGCGAATACCAGACCAAGTCTGTGATCGTCCACTACTACGACTCGACCGCCCGCCGGATCGTCCGCTCGCGTGAGTACGCGAGCGGACGGCTGGCTCGCGCTGCGATGGCCCGCGCAGCGAAACGCCACCAGATCGCGGGGATCGCCGGCGAGCGCACGGCGGATGACCCGCCGACGTGCCACCACTGAGTGCCTCCCCCGCACCCGTTCCGCCCCGCCGCCGCAAGGCCGCGGGGCTTGGGGGCGTGAAGGAGAATACCATGCAGTACGATCCATCAGCCGACACGGACACCCAGCTATACCGCGCGGTTCGCGCCTGGGCGCGGACCTCACTCACGCTGGGATGTCGCCCACGCCGGATCGACGTCGTCCGTCGTCCGGAGTCGACCCAGGACACGTGCGCAGTCTTCGACGTGCGCCACCCGTATGGCGGCGGCTCCAACCATGTCGCCACCGTGCGCGCCAGCGTCCCGCTCAGCAGGAGCGGGCGTATCGACATCGAGGTCCTGGCCTAGCCCACCCAGCCCCCGTTCGCCCCGCCGCCTCTGGCCGCGGGGCTTGGGGGCGTGAAGGAGAACGAGATGAACTACACATGTGTCCACGACCATCTCACGTCAGCAGCCAGCGCAGCGGCTCTGCTACCCGGTGCTGTGCGAGTGACTCAGCACCTCACGCACGTCCCGAGCGACGTGCTGCCGCCAGGTAGCATCCTGGCGCACAACGGCATCGGCGGGTGGCGCCCCGACGATGGCAGCGTGTACGCCTTCGACTCGCGCGGAGGTGTCATCGGGCGCGACGCTGCGACGTGCCCGAATCCGAGGTGTCGGTACCGAGCCGTCTGACCCAACCCCGCCCCGTTCCGCCCCGCCGCCGCAAGGCCACGGGGCTTGGGGCGTTGCGGAGACCGAGGACCTCTGAGCACAGGCTGCCGTGGCTACACGCCTACCCCCACTAGCCGCACCAGCCTGCTCGTCGCGCTCCGGCTCGGCGAGCCCCGGGCCGTGGTCGAGCTCGGGATCGGCGCGCGAACACTAGGGCGTCTGCGTGTCGAGTCGCCAGCCGTCCCGGACCGGCACGCACAGGGGAGGATAGGGGCTGCCGTAGTGGCGCACCGGGTCTACCTGGCTCGACGATCGGGCGGGTAGATCCTCCAGCGCTCCGCGCGTCGGCACCGGCGCGCCACGCGTCGGCGTCCAGCGCCCAGGCGGATCAGGGCAGAGGCGCCCCGGAGCGCACGAGCGCCGCGACGCGCTCCCAAGCCTCGGCGTTGCGGGCGTGCTCGGCCGCGTGCTCGGCGAAATGTGCGACCAGCTCAGGCGTGGAATCGCCCCAGACCTCCGGATGCGCCAGGGCGTGCTCGGCTGTTTCCGCCGCGCGCTCTGCCCAGGCGCACTCCCGACGAGCAAAAAAGTCGCAACCCAGCACGGCGTTCTCGCGCCGGCGCTCGGCCTGGGCCTTAGCGAGCTCGCGCTCGGCATCCGGATCCGGGCAGAGTCCTGCGCCCATCCGGGAGGAGGTCGGCAACCACTGCGCGTCGTAGGTTTCGACGTACCGGAGAGCGATCAGGATACGATCGGAGTCGGATTTCCGCATGCGTTTCGTATAGCACGGAGCGCGTTGGGGGACAGGTTTTTGCCAAAAAGGCAAAAGAAAAATGCCCTTTTGACATTCTGTCAAATGATTTCCGTTGCTGCTTTAACGATTCCGTTCGTGCTTTATCGGTTTTCCGTTCACGCTTTACGGATTCCAGCGGCACTTTATCGGTTTTCCAGGCACGCTTTACTTGCTTTTCGGAGAGCGTTAAAGTGTGGGTGGAAGGCATTTGACAGATTGGCAAAAGCCATTTTTTCTTTTGACAACTTGTCAAATTCGAACCCCAGAGCGCGTGCACGTTCGCCGGAGCCGCGAGGCAGGAATTTGCGGGGCGCCGATTTTCCGTGGGCGTTTTTGGCTGTAGCGTTGATGCTGAGATCGAGGAAGTTAAAGAGTCTATTGTGTGTGTGGCAGGTGCTACTATTAGGTCTTAGCATCAATAGATGTATACCGCTGTGATTTCAGTGCAAGACCTAATAGTAGCACCAGCCAGCAGAACAATAGACGCTCGTTATTCCGCCGCTTGACTTCGGTTTCGCGCGTGATACTGTTCTTCCCATGCGTACGACACGGCTTCCTAGGCGATACGGCGGCGGGTGGATCCTCGCTGAAGACCTTCCCGCAATCACTTCGGAGGCCTGGCAGGACGCCCACCGGGCTGTGCGTGCCGCTTGGCGCGCGCGCCGTGCCTGCGACCCCTCCGCGGATTGGCAAGATTATCGCGGGCAGATCTCGGGGCTCGCGAATGCGAGGCGCCTGCTCGTGCGCCGAGCACGGGAGCGGCTGGCGGACGCGCGAGTGCAAGAGCGCCGGCGCGAGACCGAGCGCCTCGAGGCCGTGGAGCGGTACGCGCGCGCAGCGCCCACGCGCCCTTGGGTGCCTCTCTCCGACGAGGACCTTCAGGCGATCGCGAACCCACCGGAGCCACGATTCCGTCGTACAGGTCCACACGAGCATTCTGCCGATCGTGGGGAGCGGATGGGAGAGGCGCTTGACGAGCCCTACACGGATCGCAAGCTGGCGTCTTGGGGGAAGCCTCGCTACGAGACGACGGATCGGTGTGGCAGCGCCCAGGCTCTGAAACTCTACCCGGACGAGCAGTTTCTTCAGCGCACGATTTGGCGCCTGGCGAAAAGCTGTCGCCATTACCGGCAGCGGCTGAGCAACCTCTCTCCTGGTGTAAGACCTGGGCGTTTGCAACAAGATCTCGATGTCTGGCGCGCAGACCTCGCCCGGGCGCGGGCGATGCTCCGGGAGCTCCCGGGGAGGACCCCCCGGCGCGTCGGGGATCGGCAGATCGCGTGGAGGGCACGCCTCCGGGAGCTCCACGCGATCTGGGCAGCGGATCGCGAGCGTGCGCGCGGACTCCCTCGAGAGGAGCAGCGAGCCGCGCTCGCCGTCGCTCGAGCGCACTGGGAGGACGCTGTACGCGCGGAGCGGGCGCGATGGGATCTCGCGCGAGTCCGGGAGAGGGAGGAGCGGGACGAGGCACGCGCCCGGGAGCGAGCGGACCGGTATCGCCGCTCTCGCGGTCCCGACGGGTACGTCGCAGAGGGACTGCGGGCGGCTGCCAGCGCCCGGGTTTTGGGCTTGTAGGTGGAGCGCCTACCTATTTGCGTGTCGGCGTCGAATAATCCTTGCGCCCGTACACGGCGGGCGCATAATAAACACATGACAACGACGAAAACTTTGACCAAAGCCGCATACCTGATTGCCGTTTCTGCCGCCTCCGGCGCCCCCACAGTGCTCGACGCACGCGACGAGGACTACGACACAGCGCGTGCCGCGCTGGAGGCAGAGGGCGACCTGCTGGAGACCAGTGACGTCGCCCCCGACGGCCCCATGGTCGTCGGCACGGACCGCAGCGGGCGCCCGTGGACCGTGTGCCTCGTGTGACCCCGCCCGCCCCGCCCCGCCGCCGGTTCGCCGGTGGCGGGGCGGATGGCGTGAGTAGCCCGCCGCCGGTTCGCCGGTTGGCGGGCTTTGCTTTTGGCACGTTTCGTGCTAGGCTTGGCGCATGGCTGAGATCCCCGGCGATCTAACTCGCCCGCCCGCACTATACGTCCCCCAGCACTACTACACCGTGACCACGGCTACCGAGCGCACAGCCGTCGTCGGCGGACGCGCGCGTCGGCTCGTGATAGGGCGGGTGCTCCCGGGCGGGGCGGTGACGCTAGAGCGCGTGGATGGGTCCTCGGTGGTTTTTTCGACGGATCTCCTCCGCGCGCACGCCACGGGCGTGGCCGCGACGGGGTATTTCGGTGCGACGATCGACTGCGAATTTGTCGCCTGGACCGCGACGAATTGCGACACGTTTTTCGTGGGGATTTGATGCACGCAATCGGGTTGCGTTTAGGCACGCGGCGCGCCAGGGTTTCGAGCGGCGCGAGCAATACTTGCACGTTGACCGCGCCGGCTGCGATGATCCCTGTGCTGACTGCGACGACGCTCTCTGGGACGGTTAGCGCCGGGTGCACCGGGGTGACCGTGCACTCGGACCAGGGGGAGCTCGGCGCAGGCGTTGTGGGCGGCGAGACGTGGAGCTACTCGTGGACTCCGGGAGCGCCCGCCGAAGGGGATCGTACGCTGCACGCAGTGGCAGCCTTCTCGGCGGGTGATCCTGCGACTAGCGACTCGCGCTCGACGACGGTCTCTGTCGTGCTGGACTTCGCCTCGGTTGGTGTGTGGTCTAGCATTTGGCTGCCGGATCGAGGTATCACGCTCGGCGGGACGTTGCTGGCATCGGGCACAGCGCCTCCGGCAGTCTCGCTCGTGTCAGCTCCCAGCACGCTATCGGGATTGTGGCTCGATATCCCAACCGGGGGCGGGCTCGGCGCCGGGAAGGTGCGGTACTCGCTGGACGATGGTGCGACGTATAGCGCGCCGGAGACGCTGGCCGCGAGCATGACGCTGGGCGGATTCGGGATCACCTTCGCCGCCGGCACGTACAACACGAACAACACTTACAAGGCGACGGTTGCCGCCTGGACTTCGCTCGAAGGCTACGTGGCATCGCAGGCCACGCCCGGCAAGCAGCCCGTGTACTCGAGCGTCGCGTGGGACGGGCACCCGAGCCTGACGTTCGACGGCGTGGACGACATCCTTGTGTGTACCCACACCGACTGGAACACGCTGTATGGCGGGGACGACGCGAACACGGTTCTGGTGTGCGCCCTGGATAGCGCTGCTAGCACCTCATTCCGGTATTGTGTCGGACTGTATGGCACTACGGCGGTTGATGTAGCTGCTATGCTAGTCGACGTAGATAGCGTGCTAAGGTACAACCGCGGCGGGACGGCACACGGCTCCGATTCCGCCGCAACCGGGCGGCGCCACGACCTCGTGTGCAATGTCGGGACCAATGTGGCTGCCTACGTCAATGGCGTTGCAGCGGGCGCCCCGGGGACGCTGAACAGGGGAGCGTCGACTCTCGCGTCTGTCGCAATCGGAGGCTACTACCTCAACGGGACTCCGGGCTATTACACCGTTGGAAACATCGCCGCAGTCCTCCTCGGCTCCACCGTCTCCGACCCTGCCGGGCTGACCGCGCGACTAAACGCCATAGGGATTGCCCATGCGTGAGTTAGTCGACACGCCAGCCAACGCGCGGGCCTTGGCACAACGGCTCGACACGATGTTCGGCCTACCCCTGCGCGGCGTGCACGTCGGGCTCGGGACGCACTTTACGATGTCCCCGACGTGGAATGGTGCGCTGCCGGTCCCCGTCGGGTGGACGACGCACCTTGGTGGCACCGTCCAGCAGGGGCTCGTGGTATGCGACGAACAGGTTGTCCCGGACGGCGACCAGCGGCTCGACAAATTGATCGGGCTCGAGCGCGCCGAGTACGTGATTTTGCTGGCAAAACTGCGCCGGCTTGAAGAGCAGCTGCCCGAAATCCCGTATTCGTAAGGAAAGGCAAAAAGATGACTCTCGTATTCGCATTGATTGTGGTTGTTCTCGTGGCCGTTGGTCGTGTCGCAAAAGAGTCGTGGTGGTCCGGGCTGCCGAGATGGGCGCGCCGGATCCCCGCCGCGCTGATCGCAATTGCCGGGGCGCTCGAAGTCTATGCTCGTCAGGCTCTGGACGGCGTGGCCGTCGACTGGAATGCAGTCGGCGAAGCCGCTTATCTTGCCGGTGGGCTCACGCTCGGTGGCGTGGAAATCGCGAAGGTGCTTCCGTGGGCGAAGCTGGTCCAGATCGTCACGCGGGTTCGCACCTGGATTTCGCTGGGTTTGCTGGTCCTGCTGGGCGGGTGCTCGACGTTCGCGTCGCCGCAGGCTCAGTCGGCGATGTCTGTGGTCGATACGGCGTGCACGCTCGGACTGGTCCAGTACGGAGCGACGATCGCCCAGGCGGAGCTCGAAGGGGTGCCCGTCGAGTGGCTCGCCGAACAGCTGTGCGCCACGCCCGCTGTGTACCAGGCGTGGCTCGAAGGGCAGCGCTCTCGCACGCCCGGGGCTGGACCCGGGGCAGCCATGCGGATGGCTCGGGCTCGGGGACTCGTGCGGTGACCGCTCGCCAGGCATGGCTGGCCATCGCCGTGGTGTCCTGGGCGATTACTTGCGTGGCTGCGTCTGGGCTGCTATGGTAGGCTGTGCTCGATCGTCTAGGTAGGACCCGGTCATTGCCGGAAACGCGGATTTCAATTCCGCTCGGGCTTGGCGCGCCGGTCTCGCCATTAAGCGCGCCACGAACACGGCGGTTCGTGGCGCAACTGAAAGGGAGCCAATGATCTGCACAGCAATTCCCGAAGAAGAGGTTCGGCGCGGGGTTTCGATAGCAGATTTTTTAACCGCTTATCCTGGCGGCACGGTCATGATCAAAGGGGCTGGCAGTCATGCCTTGATCGGCGGTCGGTCGTATTCGGTGAAAGGGTGGTATGTCTGCGTCAGGTCGCTCGGTGGCTGCGTCGGCGTGGCGGACTGCCCTTCGTTTTACGACGCTGTGCACACAGCGATCGGGAGGCACGAACAAGCGAGGCGCGAAGCCGACAGAGACTGCCGGCTAGGGGTTGCGCGGTGATCACGCGCATCGTCGTGCTCACGGCTGTGCTGGCGCTCGGGTGTCGGCAGCCATACGTCGCGCAGCCTGTCGTGGTCGATTTCGGTTCGGGCGGGTCTTCGCTGCTCGAGGTGCTCGACGCCGGGCCCGGCGTCGAAACCGAGTGCCTGTGGGTCCCCTCTGGACGTACTGCGCGGCGTTTTGAGTCGCGGATCACGTCCGGAGCGCCGAGTCCCGCTGGGGCGTATCCCTGGGCTTGTGCGGTCGAGCGGCGGGGGCAACAATACTGTGGGTGTACACTAATTGCGCCGGATCGGTGCCTGTCGGCTGCGCATTGCCAGGTTGACGTTGGCGACGGGGTGCGATGTGACCTCGAAGATTTGGATTCCGCGGGACAGAGCCGCGGCGTGCTTCAAGCGCGTAATCATCCGGGCTGGGGGGAAGCGACGGGCGGATCGGACGTGTCAGTGTTGGTGCTCGATGCGCCGATCGATACAGTACCGACCGCGCTGTTGCCGGATCACGATGTGCGCGCGGACTACCCAATCGAGCTGACTGCGGTCGGCTGGGGTGCGACGGTTGCCGGCGGACCGACAATTCGGTTGCAACAATTCACCCAGATCCCGCTCGTCCCCCGCGCGGCGTGCGAGTTGTATTACGGACGACTTGGTGCGGACATGATTTGCGCCGGAGATCCGGCGCAGGGACAAGACACCTGCCAAGGTGACTCAGGAGGACCACTGGTTTCGCCGACCGACGCAGGCTGGGCTGTGGTGGGGGTAACGTCTTGGGGTGCCGAATGCGGAAAAGCCCCGGGTGTGTACACGGACGTTTGGTCGTTGCGATCTTGGGTTGCTGCTTGCGCGGAGGTGCCATGACTTGCACGGCTGTCCCGGAAAAAGCGCTTCGTCTGGTGAAGCGCGAACTATGCCGTTGCGCGGATTGTCGCGCCTTGCGCGCGGAAAACGCGCTTCTAAGGCGACAATTAGCCGAATCTGAGCTGCGGCGCGCACGTCGGATCCAGGTGCTGTGATGGTTACGGGCGGCGCTCCTTCGCCTGTGCTTTCCGAGGACGAAGTCCACGCCAGGCGAAAGCTCGCTGTGCGTTGGCTCGAATGGGCTTGTTGCCATGGCGAGATTGCCAAGGCGGACCCGCGCTACACAGCCGTAACTGAAGGGCGGGATAGGCGCCCAGCTGATCAGCTCGTCTATTCGTCGTGCGCCGATTTGGCACATTGGATGTACTGGCAGATCGGTGTCCGAAGTCCGTGGATCAATAGGGCGAAGCATCTCGGTTGGCGTGCTGGCGTGAACGTGAATAGACTATACCCTCGCCCGGTCGGCGTGAATCCTTGCGCCGCGCGTTGGGACGGACAGGAAATCGATGGCGGGGACGTGTTGATCGTCGGTACGGCGAGAGGGGAGAGATTGCATGTTGTATGCGTGGTGCACGAACGCGACGGGATGCTGTGCACAGCGCAATACGGCGTGTTCGGGCTGCGCGTCGGCGGGATCGGCGGTAGACTTGTGACGCGCTTGTGGGACCGGGTTCGTTTCGGCGCACGCAATGTGTTGGTGGTTTTGCCGCTAGAGCGCGTGTTGGTCGATGCCTATCAGCGCGGCTTGCTGTTGGATCCGGAGCAGATATGAATCAAGATCGAACCCCAACGCAAACCCCAGCGACTATCACGCAACTGGTCGCGAACACGCGCGCCGTCGAGTCGTTGAAGGGTACGGTGCTTGAACTCGTCGCCCGCACTGGGGCTGTCGAAGATCGCTTGGGACAAGTCGAGACCAGCATGGCTGTGTACACGACAGCAGCTAAAGCTGTCGTCGCCAGGCACCCAGTAACGGCGAGGCAAATCGCGGCTATCGCCACACTGGTTACAGCCCTGTCCGGGGCAATAGGGTCTTGGCAGATTGGGCGCCAGGCGAAGGCCGAAGCCGCTCAATCGGCGGCCGTTACGACGGAGCAGACGTACGACCGTCGTGCTGAGCGCGATCGGGATCAGGCGATCGCCAAGGCGGTCGAGGCACAGGCGGCGGTTGATCGGGCAATGTGGTCTGCCCGAGTCGAGTCCGCCAAAGTCGAAGTTGAGCGTCGGGCGAGCATGAGGCGACCGTGATTTGTTGCGCTCACCGCCGGTCGTGGTAAGCTCGGACTATGACCCGCCGCCTGAACCTAGGCCCATTGACGATCGTGCACGACGAGGGGATACCACTCGAAGTGCTCTGTCCCTCTGAGCAAGACGGGCTCCCCTCTGACGTGTGCGACGATTTGCTCGCTGCCCCCGCAGTGATCCGCCGGTGCGAACAGCACGTCGAGGACGAGCCGGTTGAGCTGGATTTCGAATGATCGCTTCTGCGCCGTGGGCGCAGCGCCTGGACGAGTCCGACGCAGATCACCGCGCAATGATGCGGTGGGCGGAGCAGGGTCCGGGACGGGGTCCGCCGATCGAGGGTGATCTGGCGCGGATCCACGACTGGCAACGCCGCGTCCGTGCGTGGGATCTCGCGCAAACCACGACCGGAGACCCGCGCAAAGATCTACTTGCCGCGTACGTGGACCTGTGTCAGGTTGCTCGGGTAGCCATGGGACTGACCCTTCAGCAGATCCTAACGGACCCGCTATCCGTGCCGTTGCCGGATCGGATGCGCTTGACGGAGCTCGCGGCGCGGCTGCCGGCACTCGCCCAAGGGCTTCCGACGGAAACGCATGTACACCTGCACGAAACAATCCCAGACGACGTGGCTGAGCAGATTGCGGATGTTTTTGCTCGCGCGCGGCGTGAGGGGCTACTCTTGGAGCCGAAATGAACCCGCTGCTATTTCTGGATTTCGAAACAACTGGGTTGAACCCACATGTACATCTCCCCCTCGAGGTCGGGGTGTTCTGCGATTCGTCGGGCGTCCAGACCGAGGCACATTGGCTGCTCGCGGTGGACGTGGCTGATGCCCTCGCCCGGGCAGACGAATTCGTGCAGAACATGCACGCGGAGTCAGGGCTCTGGGATGATCTGCTCGCGCCGCCGGCGGACGAGCCGCTGATTGAGCGAGCCGCGCTGGAAGGCACTCTTTGCGCGTGGTGGGCGCAGTACGCGCGTGAAGCCGCGCCGAAAGGGCGAAAACCGTGGATCGCGGGGTGGAATCCGGCGTTCGACTTGGGTTGGCTGCGCGTGCACGCGCCTAGTTTTGCGGCGGTTTGCGACTACCACACGTTCGATTTGTCCACGCTGAAGCAAACTTGCCGTGCGGTCTACCCGGGCGAGGTCGGTCCGACGCTGGACGCTCGCGGGAGGCATCGAGCGCTGAGTGACTGTCGATCGGCGGTGGCGTATTGGCGGTGGTATCGCTCGCACGTCATGAGTCCGTACGGACGCAACGCCGGGGGTGGCGCGTGACCTGCCCGACTTCTCCGTGCTGGGCGCTGGATGGCACGACGCGCGTGTTCGTCGTGGCTGCCCGCGAGCGCGTGCCTGCGGTGGCTGCATGGTTTGGATCTGCGTGTGTGCTGCCGGCCGATTGGGTGCACTTCGAACCCTTGGATTTTTGGTGGGGGATCGCATGACCGCGCTTCTTTACGAGAGTTCACGGGCGCTGGTTTTCCACGGGCGCTGGCAGGAAGTCCTTCCGATCGTCGGGTCCGTGGACGTCACGATCACGGATCCCCCATACAGCGAGCACGTCCAAGAGAACATTCGCTCGGTCGACACACGCGGCTCCGTCCGAGTGCGCAAATGGGATTGCGATTTCGCATCCTTGTCGGATTTCGAGCACGTGCCTGCGTTTCTTGCCGCGACGGCGCGGTGGACGCTCTGTTTTTGCGCGCTCGAACAATTTGGGGATTACTTGCGAGCGGCGGGCGGACAGTGCTCGGCGAAAGCCCCCGGGGCGCAGTACGTGCGGTCTTGGGTGTGGCGAAAAATGCAAGCCGCGCCGCAGCTTTCCGGAGATCGTCCGGCGAATTCGTGCGAGGGGATCGCGGTGATGCATCGCCCTGGAAAAAAGCGCTGGAACGGGCATGGGCAGCATGCGTGGACGGACTTGGAGCGGGAGGAATTCGCGGATGTGGGCGTGGACAACTCTTGCCAATTCGGGCGCATCCGCGGGCGCGAGAAGTTGCACCCCACGGAAAAGCCTCCTCCCCTTTGCGATCATCTCGTGGCAAAATTCTCCGAGCCCGGCGAGGTCGTCGGGGACTGGTACTGCGGGTCTGGGCAGATCGCGTGCGCGGCCATCCGCGCCGGCAGATGCGCCGTGGCGTGTGACTCGGATCTTCGGTGGGCGGAGCACTCCGCGCGAGCGGTAGAGGCCGCAGAGCGTGGTCTTGCCGGTTGAAATTGAATTCCTACGCGCGGCTGGACCCGCTGCGTACGCTCGCGTTTGCGGGCTGGACGCCGGCGGGTTGCACCGATTCATCGGATTGTTTTGGCGCGAGGCCGGGGAGCAGGGCGAATTCATTCCGAATTGGCATTCGGAGGCGATTTGCCAGGCGTTCACGTTCGCCACGTTCCGTGGCATCGAGTATGGCAAACCCGAGGTCGATCGGGTGCCATCCGCGCTTCCGGAGCTGGTGATTAACACCCCACCGGGGTCGAGCAAGACTCTGATTACCGAAGTGTTTGGTCCAGCCTGGGTGTGGACCTGGGACCCAGGGCACCGGTTCATTTGCGCCACGTTCGACGATACCCTCGCGCATAATGTCGCGCGCAAGTTCCTGCGGCTCGTGCAATCGGAGATCTATCGGACGTGCTTTCCGCATGTGCGCTTGATGCGTTCGCGCTCAGCTATTCGCGAAATCGAAAACACCTTAGGCGGGCGCCGGTACGCTGTGCAGCTCGGCGGAGGGATCACCGGGCGGCATTGCGAGACCTTGATCGGGGATGACTTGATCAAGCCGGCAGACGCACGCGCCGGCTTGGTGGGACCGCAACTTGATTCCGCCTGGGAAACTTGGCAAGGCACGTTCCGTACGCGCAGGATGCCCGGGGCGGCGACGATTATGATCGCGCAAAGACTTGCCGCGGGGGATCCCCCTGAGCGGATGCTGGATGCCGGCGCAGAGCACGTGTGCATTACTGCGCAGTACGTGCCTGGTTGTTCGTGGGACCGCGGATGCCCGAGCTTGGGTCCGTATGATCCGCGCTCCGTGCCGGGCGAGTCGTTTTGCTCGGAGCGATTTCCCGATGCAGACCTCGCAGCACGACGGCGAGATATGCCGTCCGAGTACGAAGCACAATACCAGCAGAACGCCACCCCGGCGAAGGGAGCATTTTTCGAGGAAGGCTGGTTCCACACTTGGGTCGACAAGCCTCCGGTCTGGGAATGCGAGATCGTTCAGTCCTGGGATCTTGGGTTCGACGGGACGCGCAACCCCGAAGCCGCGTCGCGCGTGCACGGAGCGCTTTGGGCTCGACACAAGAGCCGGTATTTGCTGCTGGACGAGGTCATCGGGGTTGTGAATTATCCAGGAACGAAGCGTCTGTTCTGCTCCGCGCAAGCCCGCTCCGGGTGGGAACGCTCGGGGGCGATCTTGATCGAGGCGAAGGCAAACGGACCCGCTTTGCTGGCGGAGCTTCAAGAAGACGTGGAACTCATGCGAGCAATCCACGGGATCCCCGTGCTCCCGGTCGTGCCGCAGGGGTCGAAAGAAGACCGTGCGCGGCGCCACTCGGCGAAGGCTGAGTCCGGACAGATTTGGCTTCCGACAGCAGACGTGCTACCCTCCGTGGCGGAGTTCCGCTCGGAGCTGGTGAAATTTCCCAAGCAAAAGCACAATGATCGGGTTGATACTACGACTCAGGCTCTTGATCGGCTTGCCGCGCACGGCGGGCAGTGGGACGCCTGGGTGAAAGCGGCGGAGAATCTATGAGCAGGCGGCAAAACCGAGCGCGATCGGACGGATATCCTAGCCCCGCCCCCACACGCGCGGATGGGCACCCCCGGCTGATTGTCGACGGCTGGATCGACACGGTCCGCGGGTTCGGGGACGCGGACAGCACCACGCAAGGGTTCCAGAAGCGGGACGAGCTGACTGCGGACGTACTTGAGGCTCTGTACGAGCAATCGTGGCTTGCACGCACGATAGTGCAAGCCCTCCCCGAAGACGCTATGCGTCGGCGCCCGAGCGGTCCGACGCCGGAGCAGTGGGCACGATTCGACGAGTTGAATCGGCACGAGGCGTACGAGCAGGGCGTGCTGATGCAGGGGCTCTGTCAGGGGCGCGTGTTCGGTGGGGCAGCGATTCTATTGGGGTTCGCGCAAGGAAGCCCTACGGAGGAGGCGCCCGAACCCGGCCCCGGCGCAGACCTGGTCTGGCTGGATTCCGTGCCGTGGGGGAGCCTGACCGTGGTGGCGCGAGAGACCGACGCCAATTCTCCGCGGTTCGGGCTGCCGTTGGTCCTCCGGGTGTCGGGGGATCATCCGCGAATGGGGCTTGAGTTTCACGTGTCGCGATCGATTCTGTGTGGGGGCGCGTCGCGAGCGTGCACGCGGCGCCAACAGAACCCGCCGTGGTTGTCGGTGCTCCAAGCCGTGTACGAGGAGCTCCTAGCGTACGGGATGAACTGGAAGTCTGTGGACGCTTTGCTTGCCGAGGCTTCGATGGGTGTGTTCAAGATGGCGGGTCTCGCGGCGGCCGCTGCGCGCGAAAACGAAGCCGGCTTCAGGGCGCGCCTCGCGCTGCTTTCGACGGGGAAGTCGACGGCGCGCACGATCTTTCTCGACGCGAGCGCACAGGAGGAGTTTTCGCGCACGGAAGTTTCGTTCGCGGGACTCTATCAGATCGTGGACAAGATCATGATGCGTGTTGCGGGTGCCGCGCGGATGCCGCTCACGCGCCTGTTTGGGCGGGAACCCGCGGGAATGAACGCGACAGGCGAATCCGACCTCTCGCAGTGGTACGATTCCTGCGAGTCCTACCGGGAGCAATCCGTTGCTCCGAAGTTCGGGCGCCTGATCGATCTGGTTGCGGGCACGCATGTGGAGCTCGAGTGGCCGTCGCTTTGGCAGGCGTCGGCGAAAGAGCAGGCCGAAACGCGCAATATGCTGCTAGCGGGGGACGCAATTCTCGTAGACAAGGGGATGGTAGATCCCTTGTCCGTGCTCGAATCCCGTGCGAAGGACAAGACTCTCGGCCTCGACGTGGACGTGGCGGCGGAGCGGCGGCTCGCGGAGGAAGCCGCCGCGCAAGAGGAAGCTGCGCGTGAAGCCGGGCTTGCCGCGCTAGCGCAGAAACCCGCCGAACCTGCGGATGTTGACGTCGAGGGCGAATGACCCGACGCCGTCGCGTCGTGCGCGGGCGTGGTGTGCCTCGGGGCGCGATTGCGCTCATGCGCCGGGCGTACTTGCTCGTCCTGAAAGCAGCGCATGAAGAGACGCTTCGCGCGCACGGGGTTGCCGCGCTTCCAGAGATCGACATACAAGACTCAGCGAAACCACACGTCAAGGTCCCCGAGGAGGTGCTCCGTCTGGTCGAGCGCGCGACGCGCACGATCCAAGCGAGCGCGGACGAAGCCCTACAGAAAATCCCTGGGATTTCCGCTGCAAGGGTCGCCGGCGGGGAGAACCTCGTGCGCGCTTTCCGCAAGCGGAACGTCGCTTTGATCCGCACGCTCGCGCAAGAGCACCTCTGGGCCGTGACGGACGTGCTCGCAGAGGCAGGGAATCTGCACACGAAAGGCCTGGCCGAAGCCCTGCACGCGGTCACGGAGCAGCACGGGATTTCCGCTCGCCGCGCGGAGTTCTGGGCTGTTGACCAGACCCTCAAGCTGAACGCGAACGTGGTCGAGGCGAAGCATCGCTCGCTCGGAATCGTGGAGTACAAGTGGCGGACGTCTCGGGATTCCGCCGTGCGCGAGACTCACGCGGAGCTCGAGGGGATGGTCTTCCGGTACGCCGATCCCCCCGAGACCGGCACGGGCAGGCACAATCCGGGGGAGGACTATCGATGCCGGTGTCATGCGGATCCGGTGCTCCCGGCGGCGGGGAAGGCGAAGCCCCGCACCACCCGCGCCTAGCAAGTCCCGTGCCAACCCCGCTTGACGCTTGGCATGGTTCGTGCTAGGGTTGCGAGGTGATCGTCGATACAGCCCAAATCGGCTCGACCCGCTCAGCTCCTGGCGGTGGGCTGATCGTGTCGGCTCGGATCGGCAGGTCGGGTGTGCAGGTGTACCGGCGCCCGGACGGCTCGACCGTCCGGGCGTTCCGGCCAGCAGACGAGGTGCGCGGGGCGAATTTCGCCGGCGCCCCGGTGACCGTCGGACATCCCTCGGGCGGTGTCACGCCGGTGACCTATCAGCAGCACGCCGTCGGACACGTCCAGACGCAGGACTCGAATCTCGAGCGCGTGGGTCGACACGAGTATGCGCGTGCGGAAATCCTACTCGCCGCGGCTTCCGCGATCGAAGATGCGCGAAGCGGGAGGATCGGAGAGTGCTCGTGCGCGTATTCGTGTGATCAGATTTGGGGCGCTGGGATCGCGGACGGCGAAGAATATGACGTCACTTTCAAGGCGATCGTCCCGAATCATGTGGCGCTCGGACCAAAAGGGTTTGCGCGCGCCGGAGCCGAGGCGCGTATTGTGGTGGACGGCAACGACGGCGATTGGGTTTTAATTGAAGACGCCCCCTCTAGTGAGAATTATCCGCGCCAAGAGCGCGACGGAGCAGACATGGATCAAAAGGAACACGACCTGCTGGTCGCGGATCACGCGGCCCTGAAAATCAAGTATGACGCCCTTGTGGCCGAGCATGAGGCCCTGAAGGGACGCGCCGCTGCGGCTGACGGCAAGCTCGCGACGCTGCAAGCACATGTCGACAGCCTGCCCAAGGCGATCGCGGACGGCGTTGCTTCCGAACTTGCGTTTCGTGAGGCTTTGCGCGGCCGCTTGCCGGCGGGCTACGATGCGACGGGCAAGAGTCCGCGCGCGTTGAAGATCGCCGCGATCAAGCACGCGCAGCCCAAGGCAGAGATCGCGGACTCCGCGTCTGACGAGTACGTCGACGCTTACTTCGCTGCGACAGCGCCGGCGGTTACTGTGCACGACCACAACACAGACGTCCGCACCGAGGTGCAGGACGCCAAGCCTTCGAGTTACGAAGCCCATATGCGCGCCGAAAGCGCCCGCCTTTTTTCGGGGAAATGAACATGGCACTCTACACTGAAAGTCAGATGACTCCGCGCCGCGGTACGAAAGCTTCGGTGGATTGCGATTCGTCCGCACACATGCTCGACGCGGCAGTGCTGGCTGGGCTGATCGTCGTGCCCGGAGCCGCAGGCGACTCCGCCAAGCTGCCGGCGTCCGATGCGGACATCCCGAAGGCTCTGGGCGTGGTCGCGTACGACCAGGCTGCTCAGCCGACGTCCGCGAGCTACGATTTCGCTGCCGGTGAGGTCGCCGAGGTCGTGTACCGAGGCGATGTGTGGGTCGTGTGCGAGGACGCAATCGCAGCCGGCGCGCAGGTGTACCTGCGACACACGGCGAACGGTGCCGGCAAGCTGCAACCTGGTGCTGTGTGCGCGGCAGACGACACTACGTACACGGCGCTTCTCCCCAACGCCCGGGCGCTCGCCGCGTCCAGTGGCGCGGGCGTGATCAAACTCCGAGTCAACTTCCCCTACGGCGCGGCCGCGTAAGGACCGAGGTAGAGAATGTCCAGCACGATTTACAGCGAGCAACTAAAAGCGGTCGAACAAGCCCGGATCCAAAAGACCAGGCCGAATAAGTTCCGCCGGATTCTCCCTGTGTCCGGTGGCTATCCGTCGTGGGTCACCACGATCGAGACGTCGGTCATCGCCATGCAGGGGGCGCGGCCCGTGCTGCTCGGCAACGGCGTTGCAAAAAACCTCCCGCGTGCGAACATCGACAAGACTCGCGCGACGATCGGGGTGCTCAAATTCGGCTACTCCTACGGGTATACGGATGACGAGGTCATCAAGTGCCAGCGCGAGCAGATCGAGCTGCCCAGCACTCTCGCCGTCGGAAATTCCCAGCTCGTGGAGAGCTTCCTCGATGAAATCGCCGCTGGCTACTACCTGACCGGCACTGGCTGGGGGCACACTGCCGGCAGCGCGTCGGACCAATACCCTGCGCTTGGCCTGCAGGGGCTGCTCAATCATGCGTCGGTGACGATCCTCACAGCAAGCACGAAGGCCTCGGGCGGTACCGCCTGGACGTCGGCCACGTATGAGGAAATCAAGCGCGACGTTTCCTACGCGATCGGCGCGGTGTACGACGACACCCTAGAAAATCGCGAGGCAAATCTCATCGTGCTTCCGCCCGCGCGGTACCGGTTGCTGGTCGAGTCTAAGCACCCGGTGTCCGAGCGCTCCGTGCTGCGCAGCCTCCAGGAGGACTTCCCTGGGTTGCGTTTCGAACAGTGGCAAAAGACCGCGACGGCGGATGCCGCCGGCACAGGTCCGCGCATGCTGGTTGCAGCTACGGGCGAAGACGTTGCTCGGATGGTTCTGCCGCGCGAGCTCACGGACGAAGCGCCGATGCGCGTCCCCTTCGGCTGGGAGATCCCCCAGCAGTTTTCGACCGCTGGTGTTCTGATCGAGGACCCGAAGGCCCTCAAATACGTGGACGGAATCTGAGGCAAGCATGACGACCATTCCTAGCGCCCCGGCGCAAATCACTATTGGCTCTTTAACGTCTGCGGCCGTAGAGATTGCCGCTGTTAACGCGGAGCTTGGAGACTACACCGGTGGCGGTGGGGCCGAGGCTTCGGTTGCGGTCGGGCTCGTCCAGGCCGAGACGGATATCGGCGCTCTGGAAACCGCTGTCGGCACGTACGGTGGTCTGGCGGATCTTTCGACGGACGTCGCGGCTGCCCTGGGAGATATTACCGACCTGGAAACGGCGGTCGGCACGTACGGCGGCGGGGACGACCTTTCGACGGACGTCGCGGCCCTGCTAGTGGATGCGAGCTCCGCCGCGGATCGGCTGGTCCTCCCCCTCGGGGCGTTCCGGCTGTCTACAGGGGCAGCGATCCCGGCGTTCGCCGACGGCTCTGCTGATGGCTTCACGCCCACGGCGAGCAAAGCCCAGGGGATCCGTTGGAACGATGACGGCACCGCGATCATCATGAGCGAGGGGCAGATCCCTGCGACCTGGGACGATGCCGTCGCTCTGACGCTCCACTGCGAGGGAGCTCGCGTGGGCGCAGCGGACGTCACCACGACTCTGACGGTCACTCTGTACGAGAGCCCCGTCGGCAGCGCGTATGACGTGGACGCGGACGCCGGCGGGTCCACTACGGCGTTCGACGGGTCGACCACGGTCGTCACGGACGAGACGCTCACGGTTGCTGCGGGTGCCCTTCGAGCTGGGAAGAAATTCTCGATCACGATTACCCCCGACGCAAATCTCGATTCGGACGATTTCATCCTGACCAGTGTGTACCTGGTCGGCACGCGCGTCCCGCGTGTTGCGTAACCCGAACACGAGGAGCCTATGACCCAACAGATCCCTTCGACAGAGACCGAGCGAGTCACGTTCGCGGAACCGCTGTGGCTCGTAGAGATCAAGCGCGACGGCGCCGAAACCCGTAAGGCGATCGGCGCCCTTGCCGTGCGCGTGGAAGCTTTGCTCGCGGCGCTCGACGTCCCCACTGCCCCTCAGAAGTCCGCTCCTCCGGCGAAGCGATGAACCCCACCGAATTCGCCACCCTGCACCCGGAGTTCCGCCCGACCGTCGCGGTTGAAGCGGACTACGTGACCGCGGTTCTCGCCGCGGTCGAGGTGCGGGTGTCGGATTCGTGGGCCGACGAGCGGGAGGAGATCATCGCTCTCGAAGCCGCGTCCACGATCGCGCAATCGCCGCTCGGGCGAGCTGCGCAGCTTTTGGACAGCGACGGCGAGTCGACCTATTCGCGTGAGCTCGCGCGGCGATACGCAGCGCACGCCTACGCTTACGCGAGGATTGCATGAGCACGGTCACTGTCCGGCAACGTCAGCCACGCTACCCGAGCGATGTCCGTGTGCGCGTGGGCTGCCTTGAACCCGGCACTCCGCACGAGGGAACCGAGCTCACTACGGGAGAGCTTTTGGAGATCCACGAATTTGGTAAGGGGCATGTGCCGGAGCGGTCCGTGGTGCGCGCGTGGTTTGATCTCCACCGCGCCGAAGCCGAGGCGAAAGCCTTGGAGCTCATGACCACGCACGGCCCCGCGCGCGGTGCGGAGCTCTTCGCTGTGTGGGCCGCGGCAAGCATGCGGAACCGAATCACTGAAGGAATCGATCCGCCGCTCGCGCCCGAGACGATCGCGCGGCGCCTGGCGCGCACCCCTTCGCGCAAAAAGGCCGCGAACACGAAATTCAAAGGGACGCAGGGACCGACTGGCGACCTTTCGTTTACTCCCCTGATCGATCGTGGGATCCTCAAATCATCGATCGTCGGGGACGTCGAGGTCGCGCCATGACGTGGGCGCTATTCCGCGCCGGAGTGCACGACGCAGTAGCCCTCGCCGGAGGACTGCACACGGACGCTGTCGTCTGGGGTAACGCAGGACAGACCATCGCACCCACGCTTGCGCGGTTGTTTTTGACCGCTGTCGCGCAACCCGCGCCTACGCGCGAGTCCCGCACCGAAGTGCCGGCTGGATACTCCTTGTCCCTTTCGACTATGCGCGAGTGCACCGTCCAGGTTCGGGTCGAGACGATTCACTGTGCGGTCGCGGGCGAAGCCGCCGAAGTCGCTGCGCGGATCCAACTCGGTTTGGATCTCCAGTCCGTGCGCGCTGTGCTCGAGGCCGCAGGGCTTGTGGTGATTGAGGCACTCGACCTTTCGGATTTCTCGTTCAAGCGTGGAGATCACATGGTTTCCGCGCACGCTTTCGACCTTCGCGTGCGTTGGGTGGAGACTCTTGCGGATCCGACTCCGATCGGTGTGATTGAGCACGTCGAGGTCTCGGGCACGGCAGACGATATCGCAATCGGACCTGATACGGTCCCGGAGCTAGAAGCATGACTGACGTAGTAACATCCACGATTTCCGTGTTCGATTCGGCGCCAGCGCAGGCGAATTTCGGCACTCCCCTAATCCTCGCGTACCACACGAACTTCTACGGCGTGCGCGAGTACGACGCGGATCCGTCTGGTTTGGTGGCGTTGGTAGCAGATGGTTTTTCGGAGACCTCAGCAGCCTACCGCAAAGCAAGCGCGATCTGTGCGCAGACGCCGCACTGCTCTACGTTCAAGATCGGCACTCGCGCGGCCCCGAACGCGCAGGTCTTGGAGCTCACGCCGCTTTGGACGACTGTTGGGCGCACGATCTCCCTGACAGTCGATTGCGCTGGGACGTCTACTGATGTCTCGTACGCGCCGGTTGCGGGGGATACGGACGCGGACATCTGTGCTGAGTTGGTCTCTGCCATCCACGCTCTAGCTGGTGTGTGGGCTGTGGATGGGACGACTAAAGTGATCGTTGGCCCGGATTCGCTGGACGAACGGGTCTACCTGAAGGCTGTGGTCGGACTCGCTGTGGCCGACGTGTCCGCGAACGCCGTGGGTTCTCCGCAGGCGCTCACGCTCATGCCCCAAGCTCCTGGTGGCGCGGGGATCGTCTATTCGTGCACGATTGTGTACGCCGGAACCGCGACCGCGATTTCGTATGAATCGCTAATCGATGATGATCAGAACAAGGTCACGATCGCTCTCGAAGATCTGATCGAGGCCGTGACCGGTATCGACTCCGAGGTTGTGGAAGGCACTGGAGATACAGACTACGTGGACGTCGCACAGACCGCGGACGACCCGCTCACCCCGATTTACATCGTGAACGTTTCGGATAC